CTAAATTTCCACTTTACCTTTTAATGGGTTTAGTGAAATGGCGAATTGCAAATAATCAGGTGCTAAATGAGCATATGCCATTGTTTGGTTTATGCTTGCATGGCCTAATATTTGTTGTAGTGCAACAATATTCCCCCCATTCATCATAAAATGACTAGCAAATGTATGCCTTAATACATGAGTTGCTTGTCCTCTCGGTAGATCGCTTTTTACCGCCTTTAGTTTCGTTCTGAAAGATTCATAATCAACTTTAAATAAAGCACCAGATGTTTCACTTCTTAGGAGTTTCTCCAGCTCCTCTGAGATTGGAACGGTTCGCTGTTTACCGTTTTTGGTTTTTAAAAAGGTAACTCGTCCATGCATGACTTGCTTGCCTTTTAAATTAGCCGCTTCGCTCCACCTCGCGCCCGTACTTAAGCAAAGTAGTGCTACTCGTTTTTCATCCCCATCTAATACATTTAATAACTGACGTATTTCCTCTCGAGATAAAAAAGTCATTTCTGGCTCTTTTTCTTTTAATGGTGGTAATCCCTTAATTGGATTGTCACCGTTGAATAACTCAAATTTTTTCAGAACAGTTAACATGCCGGATAAGCGGTACATGTCACGATTGATTGTTGAAGCACTAACGGAGTTGCTAAGTCTCTCTGTTCTGTGTTCAAGCAATACTTTTTTATTTAGGCGGTTTATTGCCGGATTTTTTAGGGAAGCAATAGTCTTGTTTAATTGGCGTTTTTCAATATCACCATTTTTAAGGTTAGCACCATGATATAACCACCATAAATCTAATAATTCGCTTAATGTCCGGCGATCTTGTTTTGTATCGGAAATATTCGCATTAGCCATTGTGTATCTTTCAAATGCAATAGCTTCTGCTTTTTTGTTAAAGACTTTCCTGATTCGATGTCCTTGTCGTCCAAGAGGTCTTATATCCACTAAATAACGGCCATCATCGGTTTTTTTAATAGGCATATTAAAGCCCTCCGATGTGGCAAATTGATTGGCTATCTATCCAATCAATAAAATCTAAATGTAGGTCTAGCCAGTTTTCTTCTCTGATTGGGGTAATGTTGTTGAATCTGCTCCATCAGGGGAGAGAGACGGGCTAATTTGTCCAATGGATTCGTTGGTCTTCCCTGTTAGAAGCCATAAAGTGTATTTCTCAAATCTAGGATGATTAGTAAATTTGACTATTGACGACTCCGTAAGCTGAATTCCTTTGGTTTCATAGTTATTGAGAGTTCCATAAGAGATACCTAGCAATTCTGATAGCTCTTTTCTGTTAAGCCCTTCCGCTTCACGTATTAAGCGAATTTTATCTCCAAGTCTTGACGTGTTGGTCATATGTGTCTAATATCCTCTTTAGTTGGTCACATGTGTCTAACTGTAAAAAGCCTAAAGATGCAAAGAGAAGCATTTATAAGCATTCAAGAAAAGGATTATGACATATGAGTGAGAAGAACGCAGAAAGTTATATGCAGGTCTATTACCCAGTTGATGCCGTGCCTTATCAAAAATTTGCGGAGTTAATTGGTAAAACTCCAACCGCAGTTAAAAATATGGTTGATAACAACAAACTACCGCTTATCCCTTGGCAAAATCCAGATAACAAGGCAAACGCAAAAACTCGTGGTGAGAATTGGGTTTATATCCCTGAATTTAATCGTGCAATGAGAGACGCATTTGAAAACCGTCCAAGAGAATTGCGTGACGCATGGCTTTTATGGGTAGGACTATAAGATGCTGGTGAAACAAATTACAGAGCATAGTTTTATGTATCGCGGTTTCACCATTATTAAACTGCCAAGAAAAGCAGTAACACCGATAACTCGTTATCACGTTTGGTTAGATGATCAGTCATTCGGTAAGTTTGATGCAATGGCAGAAGCAACACACTATATCGACTTATTAAAAGGTGACATTCAATGAACCAATTAATTAAACAAAGAAATAAATATAAATTAAGCAGTGAATCTTTTACTTATAAAAGTAAAAAGTATTCAAAAGCGGATAGAGTAACACTGGCTTTATGTGCCATTGTTATTGTTTCGTTTCTTGTGAAAGTTTCTATCTAGGTGTTGTTATGAATGCTGCGGAGCTTATTCAAGCAAGAGAGCAACTACAAGGCAATGATGATTTTTATCAGTCTAAAGTGGTAAAGCATTATCGCAATGATGGTCTTTCATTTGATGAGCGCGTCAGTGGTATGAATAAAACAGCAGAAGTTAGGGCTGATTTATTAAGTAAGTTAAATAAAAATAGTGATGATATTTTGATTGGTGAGTTTCTTGATTATTTAAGAAATGAAAATAATCGTATATATCAGATGATTTATTATCTTGCTGAGATAGAAAAAGAAAAGAACGGAATAGATTATTTATTATTAAAGAGGAAAGATAAAATAAAAATCATTAATGCACTTCATCAAATAAAAGTATTGAGCGCATTAATCCCAAATAAATTAGCAATGCCTATTTAATTAAAATTAAAAAATAAATGACATTTATTTGTCAGGACTTTTTATATCTGATTATCAGAGGTCTGATTATGTCTAAAGAAAGTGATGTAACCGATTTAATTAATGCCGTCAGAGAAGATGAAAGAAAATCTCGGGCGGTTTTTTATGCAGTTCGTTTGCATTCATTGATATCAAAAATAACAAGCGAACAAATGGAACGCCCTGAAATCGTTCAGTTAGTGGAAGGGGAAATCGAGAATATCGAACATCAAGCGCAGGAATGGAATTATGTCTAAAGAAATGGATTTAGCCTGTGAACAATCACTGTTGTTGCTTGATAAACAAATAAAAGCAGTAACAGGGCGTTACGTAGGTATATCAGCGTTTGAATGTGAAGATTGCGGTCGCGAAATACCCGAAAAGCGCCGTATTGCAGTAATGGGATGCACCCGCTGTGCGGATTGCCAGACAGTGTATGAGCTGAAATCTAAGCATTATCGGAGTGTTTAAGATGCAACGATATACGCATGAATTAAAAATAAACCCTCAATATTTCAATCAAGTACGTATTGGTGCGAAAAAAGCAGAATTTCGTCGGGCTGATAGAGATTTTCAGGTCGGCGATATTTTGGTTTTACGCGAATTTAATGCTATTCCACCAAGAGAATTCAGGCACCTTTTTCATTATGGCGAATATACGGGAAATATTATTAGAGCGGTTATTACTGATATCACTTGTGTTAATTCCATTTATCCAGAGTTAGGCGATAAGCCTCAATTTGTAATGCTTTCATTTTCTATTATTGGGGATGATGAATAATGGCGAATAAAACCATTCTGAAATGGGCGGGGTCAAAAGTCCGTATCATGGATAAATTAATTTCACATTTGCCAAAAGCAAAGCGCTTAGTTGAACCGTTTGCGGGTTCTTGTGCTGTTATGATGAACACAGAATATAACGAATATTTAATTGCAGATGCCAATCAGGATTTAATTAGTTTATATCATAATGTCGTAGAACATACTGAAATAATGGCACGTAAAGAGTTCTATGCGTGGGAAGAAAACAATCATAAAAATGATTACATTGCTATTAGAAAGTTATTTAATTCAATTAAGATATTAGATAAAAACGAGTGTGATCAATATATACAATCTGCTCGGTTTTTATATTTAAATCGCCATTGCTTTAATGGATTATGTCGATATAACAATTCGGGTGAATTTAATGTGCCATTCGGAACATATGCCCGTGTTTATTTTCCAGAGGAGGAAATCAGACAATTTGCTGAGAAAGCCACTAATGCCATTATCGCTTGTTTAGAATGGCAAGATACTTTGTCACTCGTTGATTTCGGTGATGGTGTTTATTGTGATCCTCCATATATGGGAGATGAAGGTAGTTTTACTAAATATCATCACACGGATTTTACTCACGCTCATCAAATTGAGTTAGCTCAAGCATTAAAGGCATTAAATCAATCACAAGGTAACCCGATTACTGCCTCTAATTCCATTCACGCCAAAGAGCTGTATGCCGATCTCGGTTTTATTATTCACGAGATTGATGCACCTCGTTCTATTTCTGCAAATGGAAACCGCCAATCAGCAAAAGAAATTATCGCCGTTTTGCCGGAGGTATGCTGATGGAACAGGGTTATGTCGATATTCAAGATCCAAAAAATGGGGTGCATATTACTGGCACTCGTTTTGCTATCGTTTATTGGAAAAAACAATTTGGATTAATCGAAGTCACTGTGATTGACGGTCGGGTTCGTCGTGAAGTGATTGCGTGGTATGACTCTGCAGTAAATGTGACGGCTGGCGTTGTTGGTGCACATGTGAGTCGTGTTATTAGTGCTGAAATTAAATCTATCTCTGAATTGATAGAGGTAATGACTCACGTTGCTAAACTGTGCGAAACGGCCATTGAAATTATTGATCCGAAGCATTTAGGCGGTGTGCGGTAATGGCTAGCCGTCTGATTGATTTTTCTCAGCCTCCTGTTTCCTATCCTGCTGATATGCAATGGACATATTGGTGGAATGGGAAACAGCATGAGCCTGTTGTTTATGAAAGACCGCTTACCCGTGAGCAATTGGCTCAGGGGCAAGCGATTTTATTCGATATTGAAAAACTGCCTCGCTTTCTTAAATCTCGCCTATTTAAGTACATCGAACATCTTAAAAAAGAGAAAACACCGAAAGAAGTTCATAACTGGCTGGTCTTTAAGTTTCATAAAAGCGTTTATCAGCGTTTGCAAGCCGTCAATGCGCGCTATGGTTTAGCGAAAGATAAACGTCAATTTTTGTTAGATAGAGATTTTGATCAAGCCATGTTCTTTAATCGCTTGCCCGATGCGCATGACAAAATATTGCGTCATATGGCGAAGTCATTTGCGAACGCGTGTGACAACTTATTCGATGAGTTGGCTGATCAGGCAATTGCTGAAAATAACGGTGATCGTGAGGTGTTACTTAACCTAAAAGTGATTAACCCTATTTATCATCAACTAGGGCAGTTAATTACCTATTTACATGTAACTCCATTGTTTTGGGGAAAAGTTCAAAAAGGGAAATTGACACCCGAAGATGCACTATCAGGATTGAGTCGGTTAACGAATGAAGATTGGTGGTTTAAAAAGTTAAAAGCTCATCGTCAGCGTTGGCGTGAGTCTTTGCATATTGCTTTTGGTGATGTGAATTCAGATAAGACGCCTTACGCCAGTAAAAATGCAGTACGTGAAGTCAGAGCGCAACGTTTAGCGAATATGAATTATCTTGAAATGATGGATATTCAAGATGTTGAATCTGGTGATCGCTTTGATTTAATGGAAAAAGTATTGGCGAGTATCGCTAACCCTAAAATTCGTCGCATGGAATTAATGGCGCAAGCCGCAGGCATTCAAAAAGTTGCCGAAGAAAGGGGCGATATTGGTCTATTTATCACCTTAACCACGCCTTCAAAATACCATCCCACCAAGCAAATTAACGTTTCTAAAGACGAGAAAAAGAAAAAAGTTCTCATTAATGAGAAATGGAATAACAGAGCATACACTCCGAAAGACGGTCAACGTTATTTAGTGAAAGTTTGGGCGAAAATTCGCACTGCTTTTAAAGATAACGATATTAACGTTTACGGGATCAGAGTTGTTGAACCTCATCATGATGCTACACCCCATTGGCATATGATGATGTTTCTGGATAAATCTCAACGTGCATCAGCGATTGAGATCATGCGTAAGTACGCCCTTGAAGAAGATGGAGAAGAACGGGGCGCAAAGAAACACCGTTTTGAAGCAAAGCATTTAAATAAAGGCGGTGCTACGGGTTATCTCGCTAAATATATTTCAAAAAATATCGACGGTTATGCGTTAGAGGGCGAAGTTGATGACGAATCGGGAGAGTTATTAACCGAGGTTGCATCAGCCGTTACTGCGTGGGCGTCTACTTGGCGTATTCCTCAATTTCACATGTTTGGCTTGCCGTCTAAAGGTGTGTGGCGTGAGTGTCGTCGTATTCGTGGTGTGAGTATCGCTGATAAGTTGGGTGATATAGCGGAAAAAGTAAGAGCGTCTGCCGATGCAGGAGATTTCGCCGCTTATATCGAGCATCAAGGAGGGCCTAACGTTAAGCGTAACCTACAAACGTTATTAGTTGCTCGTACTGTCGCCGATGAGCCGAATTCTTATGATGAAGAAGTGATGCGAATAATCGGATTATATTCACCGATAAAAAGTAGCGATTTAGTAAAAACGCGTGAGCGTCAGTATCGTTTAGTTCGTAAATCTAAGCAGGATATTGAGGCAATTGAGCATAAGCGTAAGTTAGAAACGGGGCGGGTTTTGACTTTAAAAAGCGCGATCAGCGCGCCTCGGAGTCCTGTCAATAACTGTGGATCGGGCAGTTCACCCGATATTAAAAAACCACACGATAGGGGCTTAAAATCGCCCGTATGGGGGATTTCTGAGCCTGATGTTTTTGACCTACGTTCACAATATAGCGATTGGGAGAAATCATTTGGCGAGGTTTTAGAGCATAAAAAGAGTCAGCGAATAATTTCAACCGTGTCATTAAGTGAAAATCAGGAACGTTTGATACCTGAATTTAAAGCCTTTGCCGAAAAAATGGGATTGGATTTACCACCAGACACAATGTGGTCAATGGTGATGAACGGTATGCGCCTTAGTTATGGCGATGAAGTGATTTGGTTTGAGAACGGGAAGGTTCAAATTTCATCGGCGAATAGTGAAAACGTTAATTTTGAAGAAGTGAAGCAAAAGAATATCTCAAATACACGAGATAGGGTAATGGCTAAGGTTAATAAGTTGAGAGGGATAAATGATTAAATATTTAATTTTGTTTTATTTATTGGTGTCGGTAACTCTTTTTATATACAGGACTATTAAATCTAAAAAGAGTTATCACGATAAATATAGTTTGGGTGAAGCGATAGATTATTCAATGCTATGGTCATTTTATATTTTGATTGCATCCTATTTTTTCCTTGCAGAGAGATATAGAAAATTTATTGGTATGAGTGAGGAAAGATAAAATGAAAATAAAATTTGATTTTAATAAATTAATTTATGTAGCTATGAATGTAGCAATTGTTATGTCTTTTTATTTTGGCATTACGAAGAATATCGTTGGTTTGATTAATGTTGGATATTTTTGGATCTGGTTATTAGCGATTCTCTATATTGCTATTCTTTCACTTGGAAAGAATCAAATAGCTGAAATTTACAAGCATCAATCAACAATCTGGCGTGTATATGATGCTTTAACAGACATACTTTATGTTGCTATTGCCGCTTATTTTGGGTGGTTTGTATTGGCTTCATTATTTACTTTTGGTGCCATATTAAAAGTTAGCATGAAAATTCAGCTAGGCTAGAGGGTGAGTTGGTTTCAAGACCCTTCTGACATTATAAGCCTAGTTAACTCAGTGAGTTTAAATAAAAAATGGAGAAGAACTTTTTATTCAAGTCATTCTAAAAACCTGCGAATTATTGAGTTCGCAGGTGGGGTGTTAGTTGTTACGACTCTCAATGTACCACTCGTTATCGTACATTAGATAATTCTCATCGTCCCATGAGTAGATCTCGCTAGTATCAAATGGCTCATTGTTACCAAACGTTTTTAAATCATCAGTTTTGATTACATCCTCAATTTTTTGAATATATTCATCATCGGAGTTACGAATATAATCAGCTAATTCATTTAATGAGTTACATAGCGCAGTGAGTGATTTGGCATTATTTACAGCGTTAACTAATACATCTAATTCAGGGTTGTCAGTTTTCATGATGTTATTTTCTACATTATAGATAGCCATTTTAGTTTTATTAAGTTGTTCGTTTAACGCCTCAAGAATACGATCTGTTGATGGCGCTCTAGTTGTTCCAGCAACAATGCGTCTGATAGTTCTGTCGCTCATATTCATGAGTTTTGACATTGGCGTTTGCCACTGGATGCCGAAAATTAATCTGCCGGCTTGAATTAATTTTTCTCTATCGGTCATGTTGTCGCCTTTATTAATTACCCCTATCTCTAGGGGGTTTATTGTTAAACAATTGGTGATAAATCTTTGTGATGAACCCATGAGTTAGTTACACAGTCAAAATAAGGTTTTACTGATAACAGTTTATATGCGCGAGAATTAGAAATTTTCTCACCATTCATAAACGCATTGCTGATATTGCCTGTGTTATATGCGTTAACTCTCAATCCGAAAACAGATTCCAATTGTTCGTTGTTAATATAGACGCGACGTTTACCGTAGTTTTCCCAAAACGCACAACCTAATTTAATTAATTTAGATTCTGTTGACTCTACTGTGCTATATAAACCACGCAGAGCTAACATGAATGCGATTCGGTAGTCGCCAACGATAGAAACTGTTTCTTTAGCAATTTTATGAGCTGATGTGAATAAAGCTGATTTGTTCATTTTGAAACCCTCTGGTTATCGGTCGGGACCTTTCCCTTACCGTGATTAAATAATATCGCTGTCCTAATATTAGGTCAATAGATGTGTTGCATATATTGTGATTTAAATCACAAATAACAACGAGTCTAGCAATGGCGGGGCTTTATATGAAAAAATCATGCAACAAAGTGTAAAAAGCGCAAGATCAAAAAAGGATCAAAGTTTCTCGAAGGCACCAGATATCACGGGCTTTTGTGGCATTCATGCAGGTGCATAAAAAGAGGTCGATTTAGTGCGCGGGCGTGGCGGGGTCACGATTGCGTTTTGAGGGGGTTAAAAACATTATTCCTCGCAAATTTCCGGCGCGTAGAGCGATTAAAAAAGAAAAAGATATCTGAATATCAAATAAATTACGTGCGCTTAAAATGGATTGTAGGCGCATTTAATACGGGTTTGAGAGGGTGAAAATTAGGCGGATTCGCCTTATCAAGGGGTAAAGGGTATAATAGAATCGGGTCACTATTATTATTAGTCAGACCGATACTTATACCTTACAGGTAAAAAAATACCGCCAGTGTCGGCGGTATTGTTCTTTGTGCGGTGAGGTTACTCATCATCTAATGTGTACTTATCAAACTTAATCACTTCTTCACCTAACCAATCATTAATTTGTAATATCTTGCTTTGTAGTGGTGCCAACTCATTACGAAAGAAAACCTTTGCTGCTTTTTCAACATCACCAAAGCCACCGGTATTCTGTGGAATGATCCCCATCATTTGAGGCGGTACGCGGTGTGCTGCTAACATATCGTCACGGCTGACATTCTTGATATTGAGAAATTCATCTTTTGCCGCAATCTCACTTAATGGAATAACTTGCACCCCATCTTTCTTGCCGTTCGGTGCGTGGATAAACAGGTTGCGGAAATTGCCGGGGCCTTTTGAGTTTTGCATTGCGCTACGGATTTTATCAATGTCGCTTTGGTTTTGTGAGGCGTCACTGACGTATAAAATAAATCCGGCATGGCTTCCGTTGCGATAATATTTAACACGAAACAAGGTTGCTGCTTCATTCAGTAGCACTGACATCGTGGAGGCCAGATATTCTGGTAACCCGTATAGCTCTTGATTTAAGTCGGGTTCGTATAACTGAAACACGCTACCGGGCTTAAATTCATACGGCTTTGAGTCATAGCCATAGCGCACAAACCAATAGCTATCATCAGCAACACCACGGCGGGTATATTTGGCGAGAACGGGGGTGAGTTTTAATAAGTTCCCCACCATATTATTACGCCGTTCAAGGTAGGCATTGCCAAAGGTTAAGAAGTCGAGCGCAAACCGGCTAAAGTCTAACTTAGAGAGAAAACGGTTAGGCTGAAATGTGCTGACTAAAATATTACGTTTGACATAAATTGCACTGCTATGATGCGTCGCCGCACGAAACAGTTTTGATAATCCATCAAAGCTAATCGGTGGCTCATACCAATTATCAATTTGCGCACATTCCAGATAATCAAAAATTTCTCGTTTATCTAACACCGGGACGGGATCACCAAAGGTAAAGGCTTCCATGCTGTTATTGGTGGTTGCCGTTTGTTGTGCTTTAAAACGCTTTTTATTTTTACGGCTCATTAATAAATCTCCACAATATTATTACTGTTCTCGGTGGTGCCGGTTAATGGTTCGTTGAAAAGGGCATGCATCGTTGCCCATGCAAGGTCAGCGTGTCCGCTTTCTTCACTACGCGAGGCCTCATAGGTTGGGCGGTTACCGCTTCCTGTGGTGGTACGACGAATGGATGTAAAGGATTGAATGATATCAACGCACTGCGCATCGAACTCTAAGCGTCCGTGACTAATCACGTCATAGGCTTTAATGACTAAGGCATTTTTGACATTCGGGTTATAAATAAACTCACGCGCAGCAGGGAAAAACTGGATAACATTCTGATAAACCCCATGCCCTAAGCCGGTGGTATCAATACCCATATATTCCACATAGAAACGTTCGGTGATTTTTTTAATGGCGTCAGCTTGTGCGCGAAAATCCATACCACGCCATTGATGGCGTTCTAATATGCGGAATTTTCCTCCGGGTACTTTCGGCGGCGCGATAACCACACAACCGGCACTATCACCATTTTCACCGCCTTTGCTGGGGTCGTAACCTACCCAAACCGGATCATAACCATAAGGGCGCAGCGCTAACGGTTGAATGTCGTCCCACACTTCCCAACTGTCCACCATGCAGTTTTGCATCATGTTAAAGTTGAATAGGGATTCGATATCATCCATAAAGTGACACATTAACAGGTTGTTATATTCGTCCGGGCTATACTCTTTTTTGAGTTGCTCTAAATCGAATAAATCACAACCGCCTCGTAGTGCATCTTCAATATTGACGATTTGTCGCCATTGCCCATCTTCACATAAACGTCCATTGACTAAGGCTTCATGTGAGATATCAATATCAACTCTGTCTTCTTTTTTGCGCCCGCGGTTATACAGCTTGCCTGACCAAAAGGGGTACGCTTCATGGCTCATGGTTGACGGTGTTGAAAAGTAGGTTTGTCGCCAATGTTTTTGTATCGCCATACCCGAAGTCACTTTGCGTAACTCCTGAAATTTCGGGATCCAAAAGGTTTCATCCAGATATAAATTACCGTGATAACTTTGTGCTGTGCGTGCATTAGTGCCAAGGAAATAGAGCGTTGCACCGTTGCTTAACATCAATGGGTCGCCTTTTAATTCAACATCAACCTCCAATGCCATTTTGATAATGTATTCACGGAACATATAGGCTTGCGCTTTACTTGCCGACAGGAAAACCTGATTACGTCCGGTGGTCAGGGCATCAATAAAGGCTTCTCGCGCAAAGTAGAATGTTGCGCCGATTTGACGGGATTTTAAAATATTGCGGATACGGTGATGACCGGCGCGATACCACACCTTTTGATATTCAAACAACGTATTGCGAAAGATATCTTCCAGTTTTTCAATTTGTTCTTCTGAAAAGAAGTTTTTCTCTGGCTGACGGCGTTCGCCTTTGTTGCGGTTGGCAATCTTAGGATTAAGGTCCGTTTCATTACCGCCGTTTTGATATTTTCTGATCCGCGCCATGCGTTCGAGTTGACGTCCTAACAAGTCGATTTCTTTAAAATCTTTGCCTTCTTTGCTCTCTTTTAAAATTAGATTGCAATAACGTGCCTCAACGGTTAGCTCTGCGCGTTCGGTAGGGCTGATTTCATCCCAATTATCGCGGCGTTTCCAACTGTGAATAGTGGACGCCTTCTCGCCTAGCGATTCCGCTATGCGAGCAATGCGGTAACCGGCAAAATACAGGTGCATTGCTTTTTTTCGGTTATCAAATGTTTCTGTAATAGTCATTGCACAATCACGATTTCTTGCTTAAGTTACGGCTAGTCTATTGACCGCTGATCACCTATTCGCTTTATTCCCGTTGTGCCATATCTCAGACAAACCCTATCCATTGTTTAACGCCCCTTTTAACCGACAACATACAGACCAACGAATAAACGGATGCAGTCTGGAGTAGTGCATGTCGAAGAAATCAAAACCGGTTCGTCTTTGTGTTGAAGGGGCGACAACGGACGGGCGTCGAGTTGATCGCGAATGGTTAACCCAAATCGCGAAAAACTTTGATCCCACGGTTTATGGTGCGCGAGTCAATATCGATCACTATAACTATTCATGGGCACCACGCTTTGGTGATGTGGAGTCGGTGTATACCGAGGAAATTAAAGAAGGGGCACTGGCGGGTAAGTTGGCACTGTATGGTGTGATCAATCCGACGCCTGATTTAATTGAACTCAATAAAAAACGTCAAAAAGTCTATACCTCTGTTGAAATTGACCCGAGTTTTTCAGATACCGGCGAAGCGTATTTAGTCGGGCTGGCGGTCACCGATAACCCCGCGAGTTTAGGCACTGAAATGTTGCAATTTAGTGCTAATGCACAAAGTAGCCCGCTTTCAGAGCGCAAACAAAGCAAAGATAACGTTTTTACTGCTGCAGAAGAAAATCACTTTGAATTTATTGATGAAAACCCGCAGAGCGAGAAGCCGGGGCTTTTTAGCATTATTAAAGAGATGTTTTCTAAAAAACAACACAGTGATGATGCGCGATTTACCGATGTGCATCAGGCGGTGGAGCTGTGCGCCCAAGAAGTACAAACCCTTTCTGCAGAAATTACCGCATTAAAAAACGCTGACCAAAGCGAAGCGGTAAAAGCGCTCACGCAACAACTCACGGAATTAAAAACCCAATTTGAAAATACAGACGCCTCGTTCTCACATCGTCCGCCGGCCACGGGTGGCGAAAATAATAGCGAAGTGCTGACGGATTGCTAAGGTAGTGAACAGACCATGAAAAAAGAAACTCGTTTTAAATTTAATGCGTACCTCACGCAACTCGGTAAAATTTACGGTGTTAGCGCACAAGAGTTTAGTGATACAAAGGTTCAAATTGAACCGTCTGCCGCGCAAACGCTGGAAACCAATATTCAGCAGTCAGCAGAATTTTTAACACACGTTAATATCGTGCCCATGGATGACCAAGTGGGTGAAGCCATCGGTTTAGGTATCGGCTCAACTATCGCAGGCACTACCGATACAACAGCAAAAGAGCGCGAAACAAGTGATCCGATTAAGCTGACCAAAAATAGCTATCATTGCCAGAAAACCGATTACGACACCCACCTTGATTACGCGAAAATTGATATGTGGGCGAAGTTTTCCGACTTTCAAACCCGTATCCGCGATGTGATTATCCGTCGTCAGGCATTAGACCGCATTATGATTGGTTTTAATGGTACACACCGCGCCGATAATTCTGATCGGAAAAAATACCCCTTACTGCAAGATGTGAATTCAGGCTGGTTACAAAAAGTACGCGAGCGTGCGCCAGAGCATGTGATGGGCAGTGAAACGAAAGACGGCGCAACCACAGCGAAGCCTATTATGGTCGGTAAAGGGCAAGCTTATCAAAATCTTGATGCATTAGTGCAAGATACGGTCGATACTGCGATTGATCCTGAATATCAGGACGATACCGGTCTTGTTGTGATTTGTGGGCGTAAATTATTGGCTGATAAATATTTTCCACTGGTTAATAAAGACCAAGATAACAGTGAAAAACTGGCGGCAGATACCATTATCAGTCAGAAACGTATTGGTGGTTTGCCTGCTGTACGTGCGCCGTTCTTTCCTGGCAATGCATTTTTTATCACTCGCCTTGATAACTTGTCGATTTATTTCCTTGCGGATTCTCGTCGTCGTCAAGTGTTAGATAACCCAAAACGCGATCGTATCGAAAACTACGAGTCAGTGAATGAAGATTTTGTGGTTGAAGATTTTCGCGGTGTGGCACTGGTCGAAAATATTGTTTTTGAAGATGTAAAAGAGACATCGCCAGAAACAAAAAAAGAGGGGGTAGCTTCTGAAAATGAAGTCGTCAAAGACGACAAAGCAGTAACAGAAGAAACACCAACTGAAAATAAAAAGGCGAAATAATGGCATTATCTCCGTGGGAAAAACACCGCATGAGCCTTAGCGCGCAACAGTCCAGCCAATTGGGTGGACATGTTAGCCGCAATACACAGGGCTATCACATGATGCTGTTACGTCTTGCGACAGATAAAAAAGAGCTAAAACATTTTCAGTCACGCGAACGCAAAGAAGCTTATAAGCGCAAGATATTAGCCAATTATCAGCCGTGGGTTGATGGGGCATTGTCCGGTGGTAGCGGTGTGCAAGATGATGTTTTAATGACGATTTTGCTGTGGAAAATTGATGCGGGGGATTATGACGGGGCGTTAGATATTGCCGTTTACGCATTAGCTAACCGTTTAGTGATCCCCGGTGTTAACCGCACCACGGGCACCGTGATTGCCGAAGAAATCGCCGATTCTGCCATGCGAGCGTATGCCGTGAAATCACCGGTTTCATTGGCAACATTAGAGCGTACACGTGCTTTGACCGATGATGAAGATATGCCTGATGAAGTGAGGGCAAAACTCTACAAAATCTTAGGGTTAGTGCTACGCGATAATAATCGCCCACAAGAAAGCTACTGCGTATTAAGTCGAGCTTTAGAGTTAAACATGAATATCGGTGTGAAAACCGAATTAAAACAACTCGATAAAGTGCTTAAAGCCCAGCGTGACGCTGAAAAAGCATAGTGACACCACGTCAGGGCGGCACGGAAAAAGCAATTTGCTTTCTTTCGTCCACCGCCCACCTATTTTAAGGTTTTCTTATGGATTATGTTTCTGCTAACCCTGTGCCACAAAAAGACGAACCCATTAAAAATAATGGCTTTTTCCCTGATATTCAAACTCGTGATTTTCAATTGCAAACTCGCGTCGATGGCACAGTGACACCGGAACGGCTGAAAAGCACGTTATTGAACGCCATGATTGAAGTAAATCGTGAATTGTATCAGTGGCGTATTGGTCAAGCTGCGAAAACATTAAAAGAGGTGCCCGCTGAACAGATTAACGGTGAAAGTGAACTGATGATTTTATATCAGCGTGCGGTGTTCTGTTTTGCAAAAGCCAGTTTAATCGAGCGTTATCGCGATATTGATACTACCGCACAAGGTAATAAAAAAGCCGACACCATGACGCCGGCTATTGATGAAGTGTGGCGTGATGGCAAGTGGGCGTTACAACGTATCAAAGGGGAAACCCATAACACGGTGGAGCTTATCTAATGCGGATTTATACCCAGCAAGGGGACACCGTAGATGATATTTGTTGGCGTTACTTTGGTCAGTCATCCGGCATGATTGAACAAGTATTAGAAGCCAATCCGGGGCTGGTTGAATTAGGGGCAATATTACCCACCGGCACCGCGATTGAGTTACCGGATACGCCTCAACAACACAGCACCACACCGATTTTACAACTTTGGGATTAACCCCTTTAAGGGGGAAGGTATGAAGAAGATGCCCTATAAAGATCCAAATAATATGAATTGGTTTACTGCCTTATTAATTGCCGGTATGGCGGTTTTTGGTGGTATTGCCAGTTATGCCAATAAAATAGTGAAAGGGGAACCGTTCCGCTTTGCCATCTTATTTGCACAAATTGTTGTCTCTATGTTTTCAGGGGCATTGATTTTATTCGGTGCAAGTTATTACCAGTGGCAACCTGAAATTGCCGGCGCTATTGCCGGTATGGCGGGCTGGTCTGGTGCTGCATTGGTCAGTGCGTTAGAAAAAAGATTCTTAAGGAAGGTCTCTGGTGAATAAATTTATCTTTAGCCAGCGCAGTAAAAATAATCTTAGTGGCGTTAATCCGCTATTAGTGAAAATTGCTTATCGTGCGTTAGACATTTCTACGGCGGACTTTGCAGTGATTGAAGGTGTTCGCACACTTAAAAAGCAAAAAGAAAATGTGAAAAAAGGCGTTTCAAAAACATTAGACAGCCGTCATTTAACAGGCGATGCCATTGATATTTTGCCTTCTGCGATTAAACCAGAGATGGAATGGCACCCGCATTTTTTTGAGCCGATTTTAAGAGCCTTTAAACAAGCGGCAGATGAAGAAGGGGTAACATTACGTTTTGGTAAAAACTGGAAAAGTGATCCCAGTTTACCCGTTGAAACCCGCTTTCCTGATTATCCTCATATTGAGATCCCACGATGAAAAGGAACGTACTGCTTATTATTGTGGCGGGTGTGATGGGCTTGCTACTGATATTTAAGTTTGATGCTTTGCTCACTGAGAATAGCCAGCTTAAGGGTGACAATCTTGCCCTTAAGCAAAATGTTATCAGTCATCAAGACGCCATTGAACGCTATCAGGAAGAGCTTGCCCGCTTATCAGAACTGGATAAACAACACACAAAGGCGCTAACCGATGCAAAAAATGATATTAGCCGGCTTAATGATGAGTTGCGCAATAATACTAAACGGGTGTACATCAAAGCCGATTGCCCCAACCCCGATAATCACACCACCGCCACCGCCGGCATGGGTAATGCAACCTCCGCACGACTTACCGAAACAGCTCAACAAGATTATTTACGTCTCCTCGAAATGATGGCGGAGAATAAGGCGCAAACGGAATATTTGATTGATTATACAAATCGATTATTACAATACATCAATAAGTTAAACCATGAAAAAGCCTGCAAACCTACGTGATACCTTAATTAAAAAGGTGGCCTATTTAGGGGATAACCCCGATAGGCTCTACACCTTTATTGACGGCGGGGCGATTGTGGCAAGTGGTGCCCGTAGTCAATCTTATGAGTATCAATACAATCTCAATATTATTATTGATGATTATCCCGGTGACCAAGATGTGTTAATGGCGGTGATCATTGGTTGGATTGAACAGCATCAACCTGATATTTTCCTTAATCCCGATAAACGCCAAAGTCATTTTACCTTTGATGCCTTTATTGATAGCAACCAGACCGCCAGTATTAGCATTGATTTAAAGTTGACTGAGCGTGTCCTCGTTAATGTGCAAGCGGATAAATTGGTTGTTGGTGCCATTGAAGAGCCGGCTGATCCGTTTGAAAGTTGGGAGAGTGTGGCTCATGAACGCTGATGATTTCAGCCCGTTAACCCAAGCATTAGCCGCTATGTTGGCAAAAGCGTCACCCAATGAACGTAAAAAATTAGCCCGTGAAATTGCCCGTGATTTACGCAAAAGCAATTTACAACGTATCCGTGCGCAAAAAAATCCCGATGGAACGGCATTCACCAAACGTAAAGCATCAACGGTTACCGTGTTGCGAGGAATGAAATTTGTCTGGAAAGGACAGGCTCGCAGTTTAAAAAATTGGCGATTACGCAAAACAAAAAAAGGTGAGGTGATCACCGGTTACGACTTGGAAAAGAAAGTCGAGCGTAGTTTTTATAAGCGCGATATTTTGCGTTTTATTGAAGTGAAAAAAGACAAAATCAGCACCTCAAAACCCAATAAACAGACTCGCATGTTTAAGCGTTTAGCCACTGCCCGTTATTTGCGTATGTCGGCCAATGATAAAGGTGTCACGCTTTCTTTTGCTCCGCAAGTGGCGGGCATTGCTGCCGTGCATCATTACGGTTTAAAAGAGCGTGTGCGAGGTAAGTCATTAGAAATTCAATATCCTGAAAGAAAGCTATTAGGCTTTTCACCGGAGGATATTAAACATATCGAAAATCAATTACTGGAATTCCTTTCTCGTTAATTGTCCTGTCTTTGAAACAATCCCAATCCCGTGCGTTTTTTTATTTCCCGTTGCACATTGCGGGTATGAATATCGCAGAACTTATCCGAAAAATACAAAACTTGATCCGCACTGGCGTTGTGATTGATGTCAGTGCGGAAAAAGGGTGTCGAGTTAAAACGGGCGACAATGAAACCGACTGGCGCCCGTGGCTCACTGCGCGTGCAGGAAAATCGCGTTCATGGTGGGCGCCGAGTATCGGCGAACAAGTATTATTGCTGTCAATCGGTGGTGATTTAACCACCTCGTTTGTGTTGCCGGCAATATTTAGTGACGATTTTTCAGAGCCGTCAACCTCATTAACGGCACATCGTCATGAGTATGAAGACGGGGCAGTGATTGAGTATGAGCCAGCAACGGGAGCGCTAATAGTCACGGGAATTAAAACTGCCGAGATTGAAGCCAGCGAGTCGGTCAAAGTCACGTCACCTGACATTACGTGTGTCGCGACAAGCAAAATCATCTTAGATACCCCTACCGTTATTTGTACGAACAACTTAACTACGGGATCACTGACGGTACAAAAAGGCGGCACCATGACCGGTGATATTACCCATGTTGGTGGGAAAATGTCCTCTAATGGCGTGGTGGTTTCAACCCATACCCACGGTGGTGTGCGTACCGGTGATGATAATACGGGGCAACCACAATGAACTATCTCGGCATGAATGCACAAACCGGTGAACGTATTACCGATATTGAGCACGTTCGCCAGTCGGTGAGAGATATTTTTAACACACCCATTGGTAGCCGATTGATGCGCCGTGAATATGGCAGTTTGCTTGCCGATTTAATTGATGGCCCAGTTAACGCCAAGATGCGATTGCAATTAATGTCAGCGTGTTACACCGCAGTTTATCGTTGGGAGCCACGTATTGTGATGACGGCCATTGATATTCATAGCCAACAGGAACAGGTGATTGTCGATATCGCCGGCTATTACGCCCATAACCAACAACCGATTAATTTCTCTCTACCGGTGACATAACATGCCAACGATTAATTTAAGCCAATTAACACCGCCCGATGTGATTGAGTCGTTAGATGCAGAACAATTATTACGCGAACGCAAAACGGCATTGATTGCCGCAATGCCCGTCCATTTGCGTGATGCGGTTGCTAATACGTTATCGTTAGAGTCGGAACCGCTGACCAAGTTGTTAGAAGAAAACGTCTATCGTGAGTTGTTATTGCGCCAGCGTATCAATGAGTCTGCCCGCGCGGTGATGGTGGCGTATGCAAAAGGGGCGGATTTAGATCAGTTAGCGGCGAATTATAATTTATCGCGTTTAGTGTTACGCCCTGCCAATAACAACACTATTCCGCCTACACCGGCGATTTTAGAGTCTGACGATGATTTGCGTTTACGCATTCCCGCCGCGTTTGAGGGGCTAAGTGTTGCGGGGCCGGTGGGCAGTTATGAATTTCATGCCCGTAGTGCCGATGGTCGGGTATCCGATGTGTCCGCGATCAGCCCAACGCCGGCAAATGTCACTATCTCGGTGTTATCTCGTGAGGGTGACGGCACCGCATCGGAAGAATTACTGCGCATTGTTGAGCACGCGTTAAACGATGAAGATGTGCGACCAGTTGCTGATCGCATCAAAGTGCAATCCGCCCAAATTATCCCTTATCAAATTGATGCCACGTTGTTTTTATTTCCGGGGCCTGAGTCGGAGCCGATACGCAAAGAAGCAAATCAACGTTTGACGCAATACATCACAGAGCAACACCGCTTAGGGCGTGATATTCGCCTGTCAGCGATTTATGCCGCGTTGCATGTGGAAGGCGTGCAACGTGTGGAATTAAAACAACCCACTAAAGATGTGGTACTGGATAAAACGCAAGCCTCCTATTGTACCCAAAGCACCTTAATCATTGGTGGTTCGGATGAATAGCTTGTTACCGTCAGGCAGTAGCCCATTAGAAAAGGCCGCCGCTATTGCTTGCCAGTCCTTGCAAACCTTGCCGGTGCCTTTACGCCAATTATGGAACGCCAGCACATGCCCCGTTGAGTTATTGCCATATCTCGCATGGGCTTGGTCGGTTGATAGATGGGATGAAAACTGGTCAGAATCCGTTAAGCGCCAAGTAGTACGGGATTCGATGTTTATTCACCGGCACAAGGGCACCATTGGCGCACTTAAGCGCGTGGTCGAGCCGTTAGGTTACATCATCAAAGTCACTGAGTGGTGGCAAACCGACGATCCGCCGGGCACATTTCGCCTTGATGTGGGCGTGCAAGAAAACGGCATTACTCAAGAAATTTATGACGAATTAGAGCGTTTGATCGCTGATGCACGCCCTGTTAGTCGGCATCTCTTAGGGTTATCTATCAACCTTGATTCGCAAGGTGAATTTTATCTTTCTGCCGCGACATTTAGCGGTGATGAGTTAACGGTTTATCCGTATTTTGCAGAAGAAATTACCGTGTCTGGTGCGCCATTAACGGCGGTCGGAGTACACATTATTGATAAAGTTGAGGTCGCACATGAGCGCTAAATTTTTCGCCTTATTAACGGTGATTGGTGCCAATAAATTGGCAAAAGCCACGGCACTAGGCACCACCTTAAAAATTACCCAAATGGCCGTGGGTGACGGTGGCGGAATGTTGCCAACACCCGATACACAACAAACTAAACTCGTCGGCGAAAAACGTCGCGCGGGATTAAATACCTTATTTGTTGATCCAAAAAACGACAGTCAGATAATTGCTGAACAAGTGATCCCTGAAAATGAGGGCGGTTACTGGATACGTGAGATTGGTTTATTTGATGATGAAGGCAGTTTAATTGCTGTAGGTAATTGCCCCGAAACTTATAAACCCCAATTGCAAGAGGGAAGCGGGCGCACACAGACTATTCGCATGATATTAACCGTTAGTCATACCGAGTCAGTCGAGTTAAAGGTTGACCCCTCGGTGATATTGGCGACCCGTGAATTTGTCAATGATGCCATTGAAAGTGCCTCAAAACAGACATTGGAGGAAGTCGCTAAGCTTTATGCCACCAAAGCCGAATTAAGCACGGGATTAAGTAAGGTACAAAAATCAGCGGATGCCGCTAACACGAACGCCAATAGTCGCGTACCTAGTACCCGTAAAGTGAATAATAAACCATTGAGTACCGATATCACCTTAACGGCGGGTGATGTGGGCGCAGCAACGCCGGCGCAAGTAAATGAAGCCAAGACCGCCGCATCTAATGCACAGACCACAGCAAACAGTGGTGTGAGCAAAGCGGATGCCGCACAGAAAACCGCAAATGATGCTGTAAGTAAAGCTAACGCCGCGCAAACTGCCGCAAATAATGCCAATACTAACGCTAATGGTCGTGTACCTAGCACCCGTAAAATCAACAACAAACCATTAAGCACAGATATTACGTTAACGGCGGGCGATGTAGGTGCTGCAACACCGGCACAAGTGAATGAAGCCAAGACTGCCGCATCCAATGCACAGAACACGGCAAACAATGGGGTGAGTAAAGCGGATGCCGCACAGAAAACCGCTAACGATGCAGTAAACAAAGCTAACGCAGCACAAACTGCCGCAAATAATGCCAATACTAACGCTAATGGTCGTGTACCTAGCACCCGTAAAATTAACAATAAACCACTGAGTGCAGATATTACGTTAACGGCGGGTGATGTGGGTGCTGCAACACCGGCACAAGTGAATGAGGCCAAGACTGCCGCAAACAATGCTAACAATAATGCCAATGGGCGGGTGCCTAACACGCGTAAAGTAAATGGTAAGCCACTAAGTGCTGATATTCGTTTAACGGCGGGTGATGTGGGTGCTTTAACTCAAGGGCAAGCTGATGCTAGATACCAAACTAAAGGAACAAATTCTAAATTAAAATTAATATGGAATAAATTCGTCGGCAGTGGAGGTGTTGTTGACTTACCTGAAGATATTCGTGGAAAGTTTGCGCTTATTGCAACAAATATTAATGTTGAAATTTATGCATTAACGTATTTCCCCACTATGGATAATATAGAGGTTGAAGTCCATCGTGGTTCTACGGCTTTTTGTCGATTAAAAATCACTAATGGAGGTAAGCGAATCACAGTAGCATCCATGGATTGTGGGTTATATAAAATCATACTATTAGATTAGTCAGAATAGCCCTTGTATCACCCCTCAAACAATCCCGCTTTCGTGCAATTTAACCGCTAATTTTTCATGCTACACGGACACAGTTATAGGAGTCCGTGAGCATGGCACAAGATTATCATCACGGTGTGCGCGTTATTGAAATTAACGAAGGCACCCGCCCCATTCGCACTATCAGCACCGCTATTGTTGGCGTGGTTTGCACCGCTGATGATGCGGACGAAAAAGCCTTTCCTTTAAACAAGCCCGTCTTATTGACCGATGTATCACAGGGTATCGGTAAAGCAGGGAAAACCGGCACCTTAGCCAGTACCTTAAAAGCCATTGCAGATCAGGCTAAACCCATCACTATTGTAGTACGTGTTGCACAAGGTGAAGAAGAGGCAGAAACCACCACTAATATTATCGGTGGTACTACCGAAGAAGGGCTAAAAACAGGATTACAAGCACTGTTAGCATCACAAGCCCAACACGGCATTAAACCTCGTATTATTGGCGCGCCCGGTCATGACACGTTAGCGGTTGCCAATGAGATTGCGGTGATTTGTCAAAAGCTCCGCGCCTTTGGTTATGTGTCTGCTTACGACTGTAAAAATATCAGCGAAGCAATCAAGTACCGTGACAACTTTGGTCAGCGTGAATTAATGGTCATTTTTCCTGATTTTACCTCATGGGATAGCACCACCAACAGCGAATCAACCGCTTACGCCACGGCGCGGGCGTTAGGTCTGCGTGCCAAGTTAGACAATGATATCGGTTGGCATAAAACCCTATCAAATATCACCGTTAACGGTGTGACGGGCATTTCTAAAGATATCTATTGGGATTTACAAGATCCCGCGACTGATGCCGGTTTACTGAATGAAAAAGGGGTGACGACACTTATCCGCCGTGATGGTTTTCGTTTTTGGGGTTCGCGTACCTGTTCGGATGATCCGCTATTTGCCTTTGAATCTTATACCCGAACGGCGCAAGTCCTAGCTGACACCATGGCAGAAGGGCAAATGTGGGCGATTGATAAACCGTTAACACCGTCTTTGGCGCGGGATATCGTTGAAACCATCAACGCAAAATTACGTTCACTGGTCAGTCAAGGCTACTTGTTAGGCGGTGAATGTTGGTATGACCCAACATCAAATAGTAAAGAAGCACTCAAAGACGGCAAACTCACACTGGATTATGATTATACACCAGTGCCACCAATGGAAAATCTGATGTTACGTCAGCGTATTACCGATAAATACCTGATGGATTTCGGCAATAAAATCAAGGGGTAAATCATGGCGTTACCACGCAAGCTAAAGAATTTTAATTTATTTATGAATGGCGCCAATTATGTGGGCGTTGCGGAAGAACTCACATTACCCAAAATCACCCGCAAGTTAGAAGCCTATCGCGGGGGCGGTATGAATGGTTCGGTGCAAATTGATATGGGCCTTGATGATGGTGCGCTTGATAGTGAGTTTACCCTCGGTGGCGCTGATATTGATGTTTACCGTCAATGGGGTGCCTCAACCATTGATGCCGTACAACTGCGTTTTTGTGGTGCTTATCAGCGCGATGATACGGGGGAAGTGCTTGCTGTAGAGGTGGTTCTGCGTGGCCGTTATAGCGAAATCGATCCGGGTAACTGGAAATCGGGTGATAACACGCAAACTAAAGTCACCGTAAAACCCACTTACTACAAGTTAGTGATGGACGGTCAAGAAATTATTGAGATTGATATCGTCAATATGGTGGAAAAAGTGGACGGTAAAGACCTGTTACAAGCACAGCGTGACGCGCTGGGGCTTTAATTAAATACGGAAAGAGAACATGAAAGAGCCAATCAAAGAGCAAAACCAAGAGCAAGTTGAGTGGGTTGTTGTTAATGGCGACCAAGCCACGGTGACCTTAGAACAACCGATTATGCGTGGTGAAACCAAAATCGACAAAGTGACGGTGCTTAAACCCAATTCGGGGGCATTACGCGGTGTGCGATTACAACCGTTAATGGATATGGATGTTGATAGTATGATGCAGGTGCTACCGCGCATTACTATGCCAACACTGACAAAGCAAGATGTGCTGTCTTTAGCCGCGGGCGACTTGGTAAATCTAAGTGTGCAGGTGGTCAATTTTTTATTACCGAAGTCGGTTATGCCCGATTCCCCAGCGAATTAACCACCGATGAACTGGCGGCAGATATTGCCGTCATTTTTCATTGGTCACCGGCAGATACCGGCAAAATGAGCCTTTCAGAATTATTGTTATGGCGCTATCAAGCGGCGAAACGTTGCGGACAACAGGATGAGTAATAACTTAAAATTACAAGTTGTACTGAGTGCGGTTGATAAATTAACCGCACCGTTTCGCAGTGCGCAAGAAAGTAATAAACGATTGGCGTCCGCTGTGCGTCAATCGCGTGACTCGCTAAAAAAACTCAATCAGCAAGCCTCACAAATTGACGGCTTTCGCAAGATTAAACAGCAGTTAACCTCTACACAGCAGGCGTATCAATCCGCCACACAACGTGTTGCTACTCTCGCCAAAGAAATTGCCAATACTGAAAATCCGACAAAAAAACAGTTAGAGGCGTTTAAAAAAGCGCAACGGGAGGCGGGGCAACTTAAAACCAAGTATGAGCAATTACAGCAGTCGGCACAGCGACAGCGCTCGGCATTACAAGCCAATGGCATTTCAACAAACCAACTCGGTCAAGCGCAACGGCGACTGAATAGTGATATTGAACGCACTACGCAACAGCTCCGCCGGCAAGAAAACCAGCTAAGGCGCAGTGCCGAACAAGAACGGCGCATGGCGGCAGCTAAATCGCAGTATCAAAAAACGCTTGATGTACGAAATAAAATGGCGGGCACTGGTGCCACCATGACGGCAACCGGTGCCGGTATGTTGTATTCCGCGAAACAAACCTTAATGCCGGGGTACGAGTTTAATGTCGGGATGTCAAAGGTGCAGGCATTAACGCGCCTCGATAAAAACTCTGATGAATTTAAGATGTTGCGTGAACAAGCGCGAGAGCTAGGCGCAACCACGGCATTTACCGCCAACCAAGTGGCGCAAGGTCAGGCATTCTACGCAATGGCGGGTTTTAAGCCTGAGCAAATTAAAAATGCTATGCCCGGAACACTGGCAATGTCATTAGCAGGTGATATTGATTTAGGTACCACGGCAGATATCGGATCAAATATTTTGACGGGGTTTGGGTTAAGCTCAGATGAAATGAGTCGAGTGAGTGATACGCTGGTAGGAGTATTTACACGAGCTAATGTTAATTTAGCAATGCTCGGCGATACCATGAAATTTGTTGCTCCTCCTGCATCTTCATTAGGTGTTGATTTGGAAACGACTGCAGCCGCCGCAGGTAAGTTAGGCGATGCGGGTATTCAAGCAAGTACGGCAGGTACAAGTTTAAAATCTATTTTTGGACGGCTTGCTGCACCAACTTCGGAAGTCTCTAAAGCATTAAAAGAAATAAATCTAAAAACAACCGATTCAAAAGGAAATTTTAGAGAGTTCACGGAGATATTGGTCGAGTTAGACAAGAAAACTAAAGGTATGGGTAATGCTCAACGTGCCGGCTTATTTAAAAAATTAGCTGGTGAAGAAGCTTTTAGCTCATTAATGGTTTTAGCAGATCAGGCATCCACAGGATCTTTACAAAAATTAATAGCAGAACTCAAGGCATCAAAAGGCGAAGCACAAAAAGTCGCGGGCACCATGACGGATAACTTAAGCGGGGATATGAAAAACCTGCAATCCGCATGGGAAGATTTAGGTATTCAAATTTTTGACGGTATTGATAGCCCGCTACGGCAGATATCACAAAGCATTACTCGTGTGATTTCTAAAGTCGGTGTGTGGATGAAAGAAAACCCTGAATTGGCTAAGACGTTGACGATGATCGGTTTAGCGATAGCGGGCATTATTACCACGCTGGGTATTCTCTCGTTATCCATTGCGGCAATGTTAGGGCCATTAGCCGCCGCGAAATTAAGCTTGTCAATTTTAGGCATTAAAGGCGGTAGCGCGCTCACACTGTTATTAAAACCCATTAAATTATTAGGCAGTGCATTTTTAGGATTGGGTAAAGCCATGTTAGCTAATCCTATTTTGTTGGCTATTGCTGCTATAGCGGGCGCGTTTTATCTGGTTTATAAAAACTGGGACACCATTGGCCCCTACGTTTACAAGGTATGGGATACCGTTAAAAAATATACTGCTATCGCATGGCAAGCGCTAAAAGATACTATTAAGAGTGCATGGGAGGCCATCAAGTATATATTCTTTAATTGGACACCGCTTGGGCTCATTATTAAACATTGGGATTCGATAGTCAGCTACACCCAAACAACATGGACGATGATAAAAACTAAAATTTCAGATGTTTGGGAAGGAATTAAAACAACACTTAAAAACGGTTGGAATAATATTGTTAAGTCTGTACAAGAAACGTGGGAAACAATTAAAACCACGATATCAACAAAATGGGATGAGATTGTAGAAGATACCAAAGCATTACCGGCTAAATTTTTGCAGTTTGGTAGTGACCTGATTGATGCCATTATTCAGGGGATCAAAAACAAATGGACGGACTTTAAAAATAGCATTGGGGAATTGGCAACCGCAGCTAAAGAAGCACTCACCCCTGAGTTTATGAAAAGTAATGATCCGAAAGTGCAGTCTGCGTTAGATTCTTACAACAGCAACTTTGCCGGTATGTATGATTCCGGCGGTTATATCCCGCGTGGTAAATTTGGTATTGCGGGAGAAAATGGCCCGGAAATTGTCGAAGGCCCTGCGAATATCACCAGTCGTAAACACACTGCGATGTTAGCGGCTGCCGCATTATCGTTAGGCAGCGCCTTTTCGTTACAGGCACAAAATGCCCCGTTGCACCCACACAGTTTGCCCGTTGAAAACTATCGTCCTGCTCCGGCTAATGTGAATATTCAACAACAGCGTTATCAAGGCGCGCCGGCACATTATGAAATTAATATTCATCCTCAACCAAACCAATCCGCGCAAGATATTGCCCAGCTTGTTATCGCGGAAATTGAGCGCCGTGAGCGTGAAAAACAAGCACGATTAAATAGCCGTTATCAAGACAGTGAGGTGTGGTAATGATGGCAGCACTTGGGGTATTTGTGTTTGAGTTACGCACCGTACCTTATCAATCCCTACAAAAACAACAAACGTGGCGACATGGTTTTACTCAACGTGTCGCACGCCGACCGGCACAACAATTTATTGGCCCTGATACCGATGTGATCACCTTATCGGGGGCGCTTTATCCCTCATTAACTGGCGGTAAAGTGTCGTTGCTGGCTCTAGAACTCATGGCGGATAGCGGTAAAGCATGGTCGTTTATTGATGGTACGGGTACCATTCATGGCATGTTTGTGATCACCGATTTACAACGTACCCATACCGAATTTTTTCAAGATGGCGCCGCTAGAAAAATTGATTTCTCGCTGACATTAAAGCGTGTTGATGACTCTATCAGTCAGATGTTGGGAGATTTAAGCGACCAATTAGGCATGATGGCCAATGGTGCCGGTGAAGCGATGAAAGGAGTTTTATCATAATGTTGCCAGAAATGATCACCGGTAAAAGTAGCATACCGGCCTTTGTGTTAATTGCTGGTGATGAAGATATCAGTGCCAAAATTCAAGGGCGATTAATTTCGCTTTCATTAACTGACAATCGGGGCTTTGAAGCTGACCGGCTTGATATTGAGTTAGATGATTCTGACGGCGCATTAATGATGCCTAAACGAGGTGAGGTATTGACCTTGCATCTTGGTTGGCAGGGTGAAAACCTTATTCATAAAGGCTCATTTACAGTTGATGAGATAGAGCATTCAGGTGTACCCGATAAAATGACATTGCGCGCTCGTAGTGCCGATTTTAGGGCAACACTGAATGTGCGCCGTGAAATGTCTTACCACCAAAAAACATTAGGCGATATCGTCAGAACCATTGCAGGGCGTAATAATGTCACGGCGGTGGTTGATCCTGGTCTTGATACGGTAAAGATTGAACATATCGATCAGACTAATGAGTCAGACGGTAGTTTTTTAACGCGCTTAGGACAATTAAACGGTGCCACCGCTTGTGTTAAAAACGGCAATTTGTTGTTTATGGTACAAGGGGGCAATACTACCGCCAGTGGTCAAGCATTACCGCTAGTACAAATCACCCGAAGTGCGGGAGATGGACACCGTTTCTCATTAGTGGATAGAGGGGCTTACACGGGAGTTGTTGCTCATTTTTTGAATACTCGGAAGCCTCAAGAAAAGTCTCAAGCGCAAATAAGAAGGCGAAGACGAGGTAACAATAAGCCGAAAAAAGAACAAGAAAAACAAGGCGATTATTTAGTAGGTGAAGAAGGTAATGTGATGGTGTTGTCTCATACTTATGCGAGTAAAACCAATGCTGAACGTGCCGCGAAAGCCGCGTGGGAAAAAATACAGCGAGGTGTTGCCTCTTTTAGTATTACCCTTGCGAAAGGGCGTGCGGATCTCTTTCCTGAATTACCCGTAAAGGTTAGCGGATTTAAGCCTGAGATTGATGAGGCCTATTGGACGTTGGTCACGGTGAGTCATTCATTGAACAATAGCGGATTTACCACCTCGTTAGAATTAGAAGTTAAAAGCAGTGAGATAGATATGGATAAGGAATAGTGCCTGTGTATAATTACAGGTAATTCCCACATCATAAAGAGGTAGCCCGTTTATGATGATTTGTCCTGTTTGTGGTCATGCCGCTCATACCCGTAGTAGTCAACAAATATCTTCCGATACCAAAGAACGTTATAACCAGTGCCAAAATATCAATTGTGGCGCGACGTTCGTCAGCCATGAAACAGTAACGCGGTTTATTTCAAAGCCTCAGTTGATTGAACGGGTAGAGCCGCATGTTGATAAGTGTTGCCAACAGGCATTAGCGATTTGATGAAATGGCCCGGAGTGTTCCGGGCATTTTTTATATATGAAATAGTTTATTTTTTCTTCGAGTCATTAGCATCATTGCTATCATCATTATTCGCGTTATCTGCTGTCCCGTACCTGCTTTCTGGACAAACTTGTTTTGATTTACTTGTACTTCCATCATTACAAATAAATTTGCCATTTTCGCAATGAGATATCCCCCCTTTTTTACCTGAGCAAGGAGTGTTTCTTGCGAATGAGTTATTAATTGAAAATAAGCTAAGAAGAGCAATTATCAATGTTGGAATAATAACTTTGTTCATTATGAATATTCCTGTCAGTAAGGTTATTTGAGATAAGTTGAAGAGTTATTATTGTAGTATAAGTTTTGAAATATGGAGCTTCGTTAATCAGATATGTAATGGTCGGGTTATTGGATTAGATGCCCGGAGTGTTCCGGGCGTTGTT